AAAGTGCAAGAAAAACTCCCCAACTTTCGAAGGGGAGTTTCTATTTTTGCTTATTGATCGATTTTAATCATCGAACAATTTAATTACTTCAGGCTCTTCTTTAGTTGCCGCTTCAGCTGTAGGTTGAGGAGAATTAATATTCTCATATTGTTGTACAATTCTATCATCTAGCTCAACATCGGAAATAGAAATTACTGACTTATGAAAAGTCCAGTTATTTTTATTTTTATCTCCTTTTATAAATTCCATAAACAAATAAGGAAATGATTGAACTTGAAGTTGTCCGTTTTGTGGATTGGGTTGTACATGAATAATTACAGGATTATTAATAGTAATAGTCTTGTCATCTTCTTTCTCTACAACTCCTACTACAGTACGGCCAATGTGATCTGAAATAGTTTTAATGTCTGACATAATAATATATTATTTTAAATTTTAAAAATAGCAACTAGTGAAATCTAAGAGAATTAGCATGTTCAATAGCTTTATCTAAAGCTTCTTTAGCTTGTTTTGATAGATAGGTAGATTTATCAGAAGCATGATCTAAAGTATCTCTCATAATAAAAACTGCTTTTCTAATTTTTTCTAGCTCTGGTGAATTAATAACTCCGGAACCATCATCTTCACCATTAATTACCTTACGTAAAATAGCTAATGTTTCTAAAATACCTTTTATTTTACCTCTATTAAAAGCTGGGTGAGCTTTAGGAGTATTATCATCTTCTGGTTTATCAAGGTAACCACCTGGTTGTATTGGCATAATTTTATTTAGCAAATAGATCGAAGAGTTCAACTTGAACATTTTCCGAAGGTTTGCGAATAGTCCAATTTACGTTTTCATAAAAACGTTCGATAGCTTGAAATAAGATTTTTTCAAACATCTTATCATAATCTGGCTTAAAGATATTACTAAACTCTTCAGGATACTCATACTTAAAGCCAATACTATCCAAACCATATTTATTAGGCTGCTCAACATACATATAACGGACTTTATCTCCCGTACTAATCGATTCATATTTGTTTCCTGTATTTAATTTATCCAATAACATATTATAAAAATATGCTGATTTTACATGTATAGGCATTCCTTTACATGTACTGAATTCATTGCTTTGAGACGCGTATTTTTCGTACCCCTTTACTCCCATAACGAAAGCAAGTTCTTGAGGAGAGAGACCTTTAAACACTTCATAAGTCTTATTTAATATTTCATTAGTTTGACTTAACGATTGAGTAGTAAGCATAGTTTCAATAATTTGCTTAGCATAAGGTTTGATAGCATTAGGCATAGTAGTACGCACTACTTCAACACCAGTATATTTAAATTTATTTTCCTTTATACCCTCATCATCTAATATATGCATTACATATCTTTTCTTCTGCAAGAATACACCAACATCAGCTATACATTCACGCTTAAATACAAATCTACTATTATTAGTAAGTATAGCTTTTTCAGCCCATTTACTAATACCTTCATTTAAGTAATCTTCAATCTCTTGAATCTTATCATAAGTTTCCTTATGAACTTTATCTCCATCCCAAAATTCAACTATACCTTTTTCAATAAGAGGTGATATCGAAATATAAGAAGAATCAGTATCATTATAAATTACACACTCTTCTAACTCTCTATCTGTTATATCCTTAACCTCGTTTTTAAGAAACTCTTTAATAAGTTCATTAGAGTATTTAATAACTGCTTGACCAGTAAGAGTAACCGAAGAAGCAATATCGTCATCACCTATAGGCGCATTTTTATTGCCCATATATCCATAACATGAATTAATTAAAATCTTTATAACCATTTGAGAAGTATTCAATCTTTCTACTTCATACTTCAAATCAAGATTTTTAGAATCCTTCTTAAGTTTTTGCTTAGTTTTAAAAAGCTTTTTCTTTATCTCTACTCTTTTATTATAATAATATTCTAGAAACTCAGGTATAATTCCTTTCTTCTTTTGACTAAATAAGAAACCTGCTTTAGATATAGAGCATTGTTCCGTTTTTAGGAACTTTACAAAATCAGGCTTACTTAATTCAAATAATTTACCTGTTATATGTTGTATAGTAACACTATTATCGGTAGTTCTCTCTATCTTACCAACCTTAGTTTCAGGAGAAGTATTAAGAGATATCATCACGTTAGGATATAGAGAGTTAGCATCAAACGATACTATATTTTTCTTAAAACCTCTTTTAGGTTCAGCTACATAAGCACCAGGATTTTTACCAGTATCGGCATTACGTATAAAGGTTGATATAATCTCATTACGCTTACGAGCTCTTATAGTTAAAGCACCATTAATAACTTGAATAGTACCCATTGCACCTTCTAAAGTAGTTAAACCTACATAAGATAGAGTTCTAAGTAGCGGTATATATTGTAATTTTTCTTCTAAACGAACTAACAAATTAACGTCTTGAATATTATAATCAATAAACTTATTCCAATCTTCATCTGATAGAGTAGCTAAGCTTACACCCCCATAATCTATCTTTCTATCTCCTAGCTCTACTTGACCAATAGCATCTAGCTTATAAGATTCTCTTAATTTAAGACAAAAACGTTTATAAACATCTAAGTAATCTAAACAAGCTACCCCATCTATATAATAACGCTTTTGTTCTCTACCAAACTGACCTTTAATTACTCTAAAATGAACTCGCTTAAGAGGAGATAATCTATTAACAAACTCTTGACCCAATACTCTCTCCATTCTATTTACAATATAAGGTATATCAAAAAATTCAGAGTTCCAACCACTTAAGATATCAGGAAAGTCGTTTTCTAGATACTCAAGAAATCTAATAAACATTTCTCTTTCATCTTTACAATAAACATAGTTAAGATCATCTCTACCTTTTCCAGTATAAGGCTTTATGCCAAAGGTATGAAACTTCTTACTAAAATTATCCCAACAAGTTATAACATTAACTACATGAGTAGGATTTTCAATATCCGGAAAATGATCAACGCTATAAGTCTCGATATCTAAAAAGCAGTATTTAAGAGGCTTTTCAGCAAACTCTTCACTTTCATTTTCTTGCCAATACATATCAAGCAAGAATTGTTGAGCCGGAGGACAATTTTCAAATACCCTTTTAATTCCAGCATCATTTACAAAACGAGATCTATTATAAGCGTTATGAAATGATTTTTTCTTAACTTTAGTTCCAAAGATAGACGTCTTATCACCTCTATTATCTTCTACGTAAAGATACGGTTCAAAAGAACATTCATGCATTACTCTTTTACCATCTTTATCCCAGGTAAAGAGATTTACGCAGCCTCGCCGGCCATCATAAACTACATTTCTATAAGACATCGTCTTATTATATTATATGAGTTCCTAAAAGCTAACTTTTTTAGGTATAAACTTTTCAGCATACTGTATAACTTGACCATTAGCAGCCATATATTCAATTCTATAGTCTGCTTGTTCTTTTGTAATTAGACCTTTCTCATAAAATTTTTTTATAGCTGCGCTTTGAGAATATATATATAAATGACGTAAAGAATTATTTTCTATTTCAAATAACGGGTAGAGTTCCTTTCTGACAAAAATACAGTTTGATCCAGTATGACATACTAATTCATAACCTTTTTCTTTTCCTAATTTTACTAATATACCTGCAGAAGCGCCTCCATCTTTTGTTGGATATACTAGTTTTTCGGGATGTAATAATTTATTAGCTTCTATTATAACTACCTGTGGACTATAATCAGTAAAATTTTTCCATATTTCATAATCAGGTCCATCTACGTCTATACTTAACAATACAAAATTTTTATTATTGAGATCTGGTATCTTAAAGTTTTTAATAATATTACTAAGTGAATCTTTATGACTATTATCTTTATTTAAAAACTTTTTTATAATATACTTGTTCTCTATATCTAATAAATTATCTTCTAGAGACTCATACTTCTCGTCGTCGCTTTCAATTAATATAGGTATAAAGGCGGGATCATCGAAATATAAATTGTAAGTGTTGCTGCAATGTATGCCATCCCAAGCTCCAAATTCACAAACATATCCGCTTGTAATATCTAGAACTTCAAATATTTTTTCAATAACGCCATCTTCACCATATTGTGAATAAACGTTTTCTCTATACTTATCTAATTCCATTCTCTAAGATATTTTCTTTCAGAAGAACCATAGGGAGTAGTTAGTGCTTCAATATGTGCACCTATATTTTGAGGAAGTTCTAATATACGCTTTTCAGCTATTGATCTTAGTTTATCGATATTATTGAAATATTTTATTCTATTTTTGTAATTTAAAATATTTTCAAGTTTATGCTCAAATTCATTTACATCTTTAAATTTAAGAGAATTAGGAGCAGTATGATATGTTTCCATATTTTGACATAAACAAGGAATTCCTAAAGTACAAGCTTCTAGAAACTTAATATCTGATTTAGCATTATTAAAAGTATTTACTTGTAAAGGTGCAACCATTAATTGTACATTTAAGCTTTCAATAAATGCTGGGTAAGATAAAAGATCCCTCCATGGATGAAACTCTATTTTACCACTCTGTACTAAATCAACTAATTGAGGAGGAAATGCTCCTACAAATACCCATTGATATTTATTAACTGTCTTTCTAATAATATCTCTTACACCATACATATCATCTACCCCTCCAGTTTTATTATCAACATCATAATGGGCTCCTGAACCAGTATAAAGGACTCTTGGCTTATTTTTATTTCGAGTAAAATTATGTTTTACTTTCTTTTTATTAAAGAGATTACCCATCCAGAAATTTGGCATAAAGTTAGGTATTACAGTAATTTCCTTCTTTCCAGTACGTTCTGTATATAAACGTCTCATAAAATCGCACGTTACTGTAACTTCATCAACCATATTAATTATCTCTATACAGTTATTTCGTATTTCATCACTCTCAAAAGCAAATTTAAATTTATTATAATCAGGGATATCTTCGCGAAATACTACATCATCAACTTCATAAATAAGTTTAAATTTATGCTCTTGCTGAATATTTTTTAAATGCTTAATAAATTGTTTTTGAGCTGTAGATGCCTGTCTTTGTACCTTTACACATTTTACATTTTGATACCATCTAGGATCTGCAACCATAGCTGTTGTCGACTGAGACATACCTGCACCTGTCATATTTATAACATACTCAGGCCAAATTATTCTCCAATGACCACATCCTGAATAATCAGCTAAAAAATTTACAAATCTTGGAAGATCAGCTTCTTTAGG